TTACGAACTTGTCTTTTCGACTATTTGCATGTACTCCTGTCTTTTCGACATCAACCTCATCAAAAACGTTCTTTACGGTTACAAACGCCCTCCCTCAACCGCTGAATCGGCAGAAGAATTCTTCTACCGTTACAACGTCCCTGATCATGATATTATCAAAGATGCCCACTATTACAAAGCTCTAGACATTGTCACAGAATGGTTCCGTCCCAAGAACCTCATTCACCCTGTACACTTCACAGACTTACGTTGGTATCCTTGGAATCTCTCCGTCAACGCTGAACTCCCCTTCTCATCAGACCCTCAACTCAAGAGAAAACTGCAAGTTGCAAAGGAACTCAACATCATCGACAACGCTCGATTATCGTTCCACAACTGCTACCAAGAGATATTCATCTACTGCAGACGCTACGCTCACCGCATCAAAGAAGGACTCCATGTCCCTCTTCATTACACAACGATGCATCAAAAGCCGGCTCTCAACACTAAAGATAAACCCGACAAAGTTCGGTCCGTCTTCGGTGTCTCCAAATGTTTAATCTTCATTGAAGCCATGTTCTATTGGCCTCTCTTCTCTACATACCATACTGATAAGAACACTCCCCTCCTCTGGGGGTACGAAACCCTCAACGGTGGCTGGTGCCGACTCAACGACGAATATGTCCGCAAGTACAAATCATTCACTCCTGTCTTCAATCTCGACTGGTCTGAATTTGACATGTACTTTTACTATTCCGTCTGGCGCGATATCCGTGCTAAGGTCAAAACCTACTTCTGCTTTTGCGGAAGATACCACCCTACCCGTACCCACCCACAGGCCAAGACCCAGCCTTACAGACTCGAACGTCTCTGGAACTTCATCGGATACGCCTACGAAGACACACTCTGTCTCACTCCTTTAGGTAATCTCATCAAGAAGCTCTTCTCCGGCATGCCATCCGGCATCTTCGGAACTCAATTCTTCGACTCTTTCTACAACGCTGTCATGGTCGTTACAATCCTATTAGCTTTAGGCTTCACTGTCACAAGTGACCACTTCATCAAGCTCATGGGTGACGACGTCCTATTCGGTCTTCTCCAGATGCTACCCATTTCGCAATGGGCTGACTTCCTTCAAGCCTTCTCTTCAGAAGCGAAGCGACGATTCAATTCGAAACTCAGTCCTGACAAATGTGGTGTATCTCCTGGAATCACTGGTGCCGAAGTTCTTTCCTACAAGAACTTTAACGGCTACCCTTCCCGTGACCCAGAACAACTGCTCGCTCAGCTCCTCCATCCGAGGTCGCTCCGCGACACCCCCCCTCGTCTGATGGCTCGTTCAATCGGTATTTACTACGCTTCGGCTGGTGACCCCCGACTACGACCAATCTGCGAACACATTTTCAGTGAACTCAAATCTCAAGGCTACTCGACCCATGAGAACGCATTCTCCCAATTTTTTGCGCATCTCAATTATTTAGTCGACCCTAGTACCATCGATCTGACTCGCTTCCCCTCAAGAACAGAAGTTTTCTGTCGCTTGCTCCGACCTAGCTCAAGGCCGCCGCAGGTTCAAGAACTCTACTGGCCACTTGACCATTTTCTGCTAGAAGCAGGTAGTTGCTTACACTAAGTACTTCCTTGTTTCCCTTAAAACCCTCAACAAAAAAAAAAAAAAACACGCG